AGTTGTTCCTACCCCTTGGGAACGTATTAATGAATTATTACAAGGTGGACTTGGAAACGGAGATTTTGGTCTTATTTTTGGTAATCCTGGAGGTGGTAAATCGTGGTCTCTTGTAGCACTAGGAGGATATGCAGTTAGATTAGGTTATAATGTTTTACATTATACTTTAGAACTAGGTGAGGATTATGTGGGAAAACGATATGACGCTTTCTTTACTAAAATACCAGTTACTAAAATACATAATTTTAAAAGTAAGGTGGAATCTACAATTCCTCAATTACCTGGTCAATTAGTTATCAAGGAGTTTCCAACAGGTCGGGCAACAATGTCAACAATTGAATCTCATATTAATAAAGTTAAGAGTATGGGAACTAAAGCTGATTTAATTATAATCGATTATGTTGACCTACTTTCAGGAAGAAAAAAAACTCGTGAACGTAAGGATGAAATTGATGATATTTATACTAGCGCAAAAGGATTAGCTAGACAGCTTAATATACCTATTTGGTCTGTTTCCCAAGTTAATCGTGCTGGAGCGCAAGATAAAATTATAGAAGGAGATAAAGCAGCTGGATCATATGATAAAATGATGATCTCGGATTTTGCAATGTCTCTATCACGTAAAAAAGAAGATAAAGTAAAAGGTACTGGTCGTTTTCATATTATGAAAAATAGATATGGTATGGATGGTCTTACTTTTTCTGTTAGTGCAGATACTTCAACAGGTCATTTTGAGGTTTTTGATTATAATGATAACGAAGAAGAAAATTTATCACCAAAAACTCAAACTAATAAATTTGATACTGATGTAGATAAATTTGATAAAGAATTATTAAGAAAAAAATTTTTTGAATTAGAACAATAACATTTAAATAAGTAATTATGGCAAAAAAATCCCTAAAAAAAGAAAGAATAGTTTATAAGCCCTTTGAATATCCAGAGGCTTTTGATTTTTATATGAAACAACAACAAGCACATTGGCTTTGGACAGAAGTTCCAATGATGGCTGATGTTAATGATTGGAAACAAAATTTAAATGAAACAGAAAAAAATATTATTGGGTCTATTTTAAAAGGATTTGCACAAACAGAAACAGTAGTAAATGATTATTGGTCAACTTTAGTTACTAAATGGTTTAGAAAACCTGAAGTAATTGCTATGGCAGTAACTTTTGGTTGTTTTGAAACTATTCATGCTGAAGCTTATTCTTTACTTAATGAGGAGTTAGGATTAGATGATTTTGCTGAGTTTTTAGAAGATGAAACTACAATGGCTAAAATTGAAAATCTAATGAATGTTAGAGATGATCATGATGGTAATCCTAATTGGCATGAAAGAGCTAAATCATTAGCTATATTTTCTGCATTTACCGAGGGTGTAAATTTATTTTCTTCTTTTGCTGTTTTGCTATCATTTAAACTTAGAAATTTACTTAAGGGTGTAGGTCAAATTGTTGAATGGAGTATTAGAGATGAATCGTTACATTCAAATGCTGGATGTTGGTTATTTAGAACCTTGTTAGAAGAACACCCGGAATTAAATACCCCAGAATTAAAAGCACAGGTAGAGGAAGCGGCATTATTATCATTAAAATTAGAATTAGATTTTATTGATAAGGTATATGAGATGGGTGATTTAGAAGGATGTTCTAAATATGATTTAGTATCATTTATCAAACATAGAGTAAATACTAAAATGGGTGATTTAGGATACGAACCAATAGTTAATGGTATAGACAAAGAAGCAGTTCAAAGAATGAGCTGGTTTGATAACTTATCAGCCGGTAAACAACATACAGACTTCTTTGCAAATAGAGTAACAAATTATAGTAAAGGTGTTCAAAAATGGGATGCCGCAGATTTATTTTAATATGAGTGTATTAACAGAAGGATTAGTTGTATTAACCATATTTAGCGGGATCATATTATTACTACTATTTTCATTAGGTAATAAGGAAAAAGTAGGTTGTGAAAACCCAAATTGCAAATGTAAAAATAAAATAAATGGAAAATAACGCATTACAAGTAGATTATAGTAATTGGGAAGCTGGCAAACAATACCCAGAATGGATGGATGAAATTTCTTTAGCTACAATTAGTAAAGGATATTTACTTCCAGGAGAAGATGTAAGAAAAGCATATAGAAGAGTAGCTAAAGCTGCCGCATTTAGGTTAAAAAAACCTGAGTTAGAAAATAAATTCTATAAAATTATGTGGAATGGGTGGCTTGGATTAGCTTCACCTGTAATTTCTAATATGGGTACTGATAGAGGTTTACCTATTTCTTGCTATGGAATAGATACTCCTGATTCAATTAGGGGTATTGGTTTAACAAATGCTGAATTAATGAGATTAACTTCCAAAGGTGGAGGTGTTGGAATTGGTTTATCTAAAATTAGACCTAGAGGTACGGAAATAGCAGGTAATGGTAAATCTGAAGGAGTAGTTCCATGGGCTAAAATATATGATTCTACTATCATAGCAACTAACCAAGGTAATGTAAGAAGGGGAGCGGCATCAGTTAATTTAGATATTGAACACCCAGATATTGATGAATTTTTGCAAATTAGAAGACCAAAAGGAGATCCTAATAGACAATGCTTAAATTTACATCAATGTGTAGTAGTAGGAGATACTTTTATGCGTAAATTAGAATCTAGGGATCCCGATGCTTTAAGTACTTGGGCTACTGTTTTAAAAGCTAGAATGGAAACAGGTGAACCTTATATAATGTATAAGGATAATGTAAATAAAGATAATCCTATTGCTTATAGATTAAATAATCTAGATGTATCAATGACTAATATTTGTTCTGAAATAACTTTATTTACAGATGAATGGCATTCTTTTATTTGTTGTTTATCTTCTTTAAATTTAGCTAAATATGATGAATGGGCTAACACAGATACTGTTGAATTAGCTACTTGGTTTTTAGATGGTGTAATGCAAGAATTTATTGATAAATCAAATGGTAAAGATTCATTAATAAGAACTCATAACCATGCTAAAAAAGGTAGAGCATTAGGTTTAGGTGTAATGGGTTGGCATACATTTTTACAACAGAAAAATTTACCTTTTAATTCTATAGCTTCAACTGCTCATACTCACAATATTTTTTCTGATATAAGAAGTAAGGCAGAAAAAGCATCAATGGATTTAGCTCAAGAATATGGTGAGCCCATTTGGTGTAGAGGAACAGGTATGAGAAATACTCATATATTAGCTATTGCTCCTACTGTATCTAATTCTGTAATTTGTGGTGGAGTAAGTGCAGGTATAGAACCTTTACCTGCTAATGTTTATACTTTTAACGGAGCTAAAGGAACTTTTATTAGAAAAAATAAAGTATTGGAAGCATTATTAGAAAGTAAAAACCAAAATAAAAATAAATGGTGGGACCAAATGTTACAAGATGGAGGCTCTGCTCAAAATCTACCAGATACTATTTTAACTCCCGAAGAAAAAGAATTATTTTTAACGTTTTCTGAAATAAATCAATTGGAACTTGTGCGTCAAGCCGCAATAAGACAAAGGTATATTGACCAAACTCAATCTTTGAATTTGTCATTTGATCCCAATGATTCACCAAAATGGATAAATCAGGTGCACATGGAGGCATGGAAGCTTGGGATAAAAACATTATATTATTTAAGAACTGATAGTGTTATCAAAGGCGATCTTGGTTCAAGAATGGCAGATTGTGTGAGTTGTGATGGATAGTCATATGTATAAACGTTATTCTTCATAGTTGTTAGTTATATTTTGTTTAACTAAAATCATATATTTTATGGAAATTTTAACTAAAATTGGCTCTTGGGCCAATAAACTGACTGAAATCGGAATTTCAGTTATTGGACTCGGAATAGTACTTGAAGTATTATTCGGAGGTGTAGGTATTCCTTTTTGGAATGATATATCTATAGTGGATAATATTATGGGAATATTAGGCAATCTTAATGCGGAAGGTTTACTAGGATTAGTAGGTGCTTTTGTATTATATTATATTATTAAAAAATAAAATAAAGATTGCAGAGAAATTAAAAAGGGGATGCACTAGCATCCCTTTTTTTTATATTTATCACCAAACAAAAAAGAAATATAATGAAAAAATTATTACTATGGTTATGCCTAGTCTTACCTTTTATAGGTATAGCCCAAACTTATTCTGATACCCCCACTATTTTTAGAAGTAAACTTTCAAATGCTGTAGAATTAGGTATTATACCTGAAGATATAAACATGTACGTTATTTTTGATAAGTCAACTATAACAGCAACTACTGGGAACGTTAACCCAGCTTATTCTGAAGTTGCTTTAGATGATGATGATGGGAATGGTATTTGGAGACAAGAAATTTATTTAGATATTACTGATCCATCTGCTGAATTACATTATGTTTATAAAATAGTAGATTCAGATGGTAATGAATATTATGAGGACACAGCAGAGTGTTTATTTTTAGGTACTGATTATGGTTTTACTGATGGTAAAGCTAGAAAATTAATCCCAGATGAAATCCCAGGTGATGGTCAAGTTAAATTCTGTTGGGATGCTTGTGAATGGCAATGTCCTCCCCTTCCTTGTGATGATGGTTTAACTTCAACTAATGCCTATCAACAATGTTTAAATGGTGGTCAAGCTATAATAATATTTGAATGGGATACAGAGTGTGAAGTAGCAACAGTTGAATATTCTAATGCTGAAGGAGCAGGTCCATTTGTATATGGAGTTAATCCTGATGCTATAAACTTTGGAGTTTACGCAGGTAATGGTCAAATGCCTCCTAATTGGGAAGTAGAACATCAATTAGTAGTTAATTTTGCTGATGGTAGCCAATCAGAACCCATTTATTATACCCCAGATCCTTGTATTGAAGGTTGTATGGATCCAACTCAAGAATCTTATAACCCTTGGGCAACTATAGATGATGGTTCTTGTTCAGGTACTACTTGTGATACAGAATTTACGGATCAAATTACAATGGAAATTACATTTGATAATTGGCCTAACGAAACTGGC